GGTATTCACCAAGTTATCTTCACCACTTACAATTCGCTCCGTCGTATTGTAGAGGCAGGCATTGACATTGACTGTATCTATTATGATGAAGCACACAACTCTGTCCGTCGTGACTTCTTTGAGTCTGTGCTCAATGTTGATGCTAAGTCCTACTATTTCTTCACTGCTACACCTAAGCACACTCGTTCTGCTTATGGTCGTGGCATGAACAACAGCATGGTTTACGGTCCTATTCTTGAGTCTGTCCCTGCTCCTGAACTTGTCAACAACGGTAGCATTCTTGCTCCTGAGGTTATCTCTTACGAGGTTGACTTCGAGCGAGTCAAGGGTAAGTTCTCTTACGAGTCTGATAAGGACACACTCACCAATCTCATCAATGACATTGATGCTGTTGGTAACAAGATCCTGGTCGCTGCTCCTAGCAGCAAGATCATGTACAACCTGTTGTCTAAGACTAATGTGCTTGACTTCTTTCATGACAAAGGTTACGATGTTCTCCACATCACCAGCAAGTTTGGTGCTTATGTGAACAAGACTAAAGTCAACCGTGAGCAGTTCTTCGAGACTTTCAATGCTTGGGGCAAAGATCCTAACCGTAAGTTTGTGATCTTCCACTACAGCATCCTGTCCGAAGGTATCAACGTCCACGGTCTAACACACACTGTGTTCCTCCGTCAACTGGATGTCATCCAGATGGCACAAACTGTCGGTCGTGTCATTCGTCTTAACAAAGACGACGCTGCTGACATTGCTTGTGGTAAGATTATCCCAGGCAAGTTCGAGATGTACCGTAAGTCCACAGGCAAGGTCATTGTCCCTGTCTTCAAGAACTACGGTGCTCCCACCATCAAACGCCTTCAAAACCTTGTCGATACTATCTTCGTCAAGGGTCTCCCCGCTGTTTCTGTCACTGTCTAATGGAAAACATCACACGTGTCATCGGTAATCAGATCCTTGACTGGCAACAGTGCCAGGGTCTGATCAACAACAAACGAAACCTGCTTATGGGTCGTCAGGTAGTACGTGATTCTGTCATGATTCGTGACGTATCATGGGAAGAAGCAGAGCAATACTACAACAATCTCTCTACACCTGATCGTGCCATGGTACGTAAGTCAGGGCAGCAAGGTATCTGTGGAGATGGTGAGAACACACTGGGTTGGTATGATCCAGAGTCTGATAGTCTCACCAAGAATCCTACACATGGTCGTGGCATTCTGATCTGTCAGTTGTATCTCAACCAAGGTGGACGCTGTGCCTACACACAAACTGGTCCTTACAACATTCTGGACTTTCAGGTAGAGCACATTATTGCCAATGGTGGTGATCATCCTGACAACTGGTTCCTGGTGGCATACAACGTCAACGAGAATCGTAAGCAGTCTCGTATGACCAAGTTCATCAATCGTTGGGAGAAACGTGCTGCCAATGGTCAGGAAGAGTTTGAGAAGTGGTACAACGACCTGAAGAAAGCAGCAAACAAGGGTCAACGTGCCAAGGTTACTATTCTTTCTATGGAAGAGGACGATCTACGTGACTACCTTGATATCTGTCCTGCCAAATATGAGAAGTATATGTGGAGAAACATTGGCATGTCATCTCTACAACCATTTCGATTGACAAAGGCAGGTGTAGCACGTCCTGGTGGTAGTCAGGGTAACTACAAAGAAGTTCTCAACACTGTACTCAATGAGTATCTGCTTGGTGACAAAGAACTGGCACGTCAGATCTACCGTGTCATTCGTATTGGTGCTGCCAAGTATGTGAATGGTGAGATCAACAACACTGACTATGTGGAGATCATGTGTGAGTGTATTGAGTTGTCAAATCACCAGGCAGTGAAGTATAATAGAGAGAAGTTTACCGCTAAAGTCCTCCGTAACACCTATTCATGGCCAAAACTCAAAAAGTAACCAATCATTCTCTCTACCGCTATGCTGGTGGTAAGAATAGGATGAAGAAGGATCTTATCAAGATTATTCGTGATGTCAACCCAGGCATCGAATACCTTGTGTCTCCCTTCTGGGGTGGTGGCAGCACTGAGATGCTGATCGCCAGTGAGGGTGTCAAGGTCCAAGGTTATGATGTCTTCCAACCCCTGGCAGACTTCTGGGAGATTGTAGTGGGTGAGGGTGGTGCTGCCATCCTTGCTGACATGGCAGAGAAGCACTACCCGCTAGTTGATAGTGATCACTACAAAACATTCCTCCCAGGGTTAGATAGTGAGGATAAGTGGGAGCGAGCACTGTCATTTTACATTGCAATCAAGGGTTCGTACTCAGGTAAGATCGGATGTTCTACTGTTCGTAGTAGAGCAGAGTTCAGATTGGTGGGCATTGATAAACTTAGGAATTTTCATGCTCCTAACGTGGCGTTTGCCCACGGCAGTTGCTTCGACACCATCCCATTACATGAAAATGACTTTATGTACCTGGATCCACCATATTATGAGACTGTGAGTCACTACTATGGTAAAGATGGTGCTCTACACAAATCATTTGACCACGAACTATTCTGTGAAACTCTCAAGAAACACAAAGGTGGGTTTGTCATGTCGTATGACAATAGTGACTCTGTTCGTGCCCTTTATGATGGGTGGACTGAGTTTCGTTACCTTACATTCCCTTATCAAATGTCAGGAACCAAGCGTTATGAAAAGACAGAACTAGTTATTGTTAAATACCCTGAGAAGGTGAACCCCAAAGTAGGAGCACTGGAGGCATTTTTAGCATGAACGTAATCAAACACACCAAATATATTTGGGAACTGGAGAATTTTATTCCTACCGAGGAAATAGATTATTTCCTTGACATGTTTGCCTTCTACAATCCAGTCTTACAGACAGAGTTTAGGAGTGAAGAGCGTAATAATGACACATATGAGGCTACAGATCATCCTGATTTAGATAATCTAGCGTGGAAGTGGATCAATACTGCTAACAAATACTATGTCAGCAACAATGACTTTATCTATTATCAGTGGAACAAAGAACCTTTCTTTCTTTCAGATCCTAAGACTGGTGTAGCATGGCGTGGCAAAAATATTATTAGGATGTATAATGATGATGACTCATACAATTGGCACAGTGATCACTCACAATCAGATCATGCTGAGTTTTCTTACATCATCTATCTAAATGATGATTTTGATGGTGGTGAGACTAGGTTTATGAATGATAAACTAACAGTCTCGCCAAAGAAAGGTACAGTGTTGTGTTTTCCTGTAGATCACTATCATATCCATAAGGGCATGAAAGTAACAGGATATAAGAAGATTCTATGGAACTGTGTCTATCGTCATGAGATTCAAGTCGTTGCTAGTCAACCATATCTGACAGCAACTAATGCTCCAAGATCTTCTAAGAGGTGTATATGGTAGAGTCATACTATCTAACGTTATTCACGTTAGCAGCGGTCATTGTGACAATCATGGCAATGGATGCCAATGTAGCAGCATGGATTGATCTACAATTCCGCTGGTTTTTAGTACGACTCAAACGACGATGGTATATTCTTACTATTGGTACAATGGTTAAGTTCCAAACATGGAAAATGAAACGAGAGTTTAAACGTATCAGACGAGAACATGGATTAGACGATGAATCTACTTGACTACGTATTAGTTGACACTGTGTTCACACCTGAGCAGTGTAACGAATACATTGCTAAATTGAATACAAAACTATGGAAGCAACACACATGGTATGAACCTGGCAGTGATAAGTTTCATAATGTAAAAGACTTCAGTGTCACATATGCTGGTGAAGTTCAAGAGTTGATGAAACCAAATGTAATGGCATTAGTTGAGAACTATTATACTACTGTCAAACCTGATGGCGATCGAACAGTAAACTTTTCTGGTGTACGATTCAACAAATATCAAGAGGGTGAGAGTATTCACAGGCATGTAGATCACATTCGTAGTCTATTTGATGGTACGAAGAAAGGTATTCCAATCCTTAGTTATGTTGGTGTATTCAATGATGACTATGAGGGTGGTGATTTCATGCTTTGTGGTGAGAAAATAGAATTGAAACAGGGTGATGTAGTTGTATTCCCCTCTGTGTTCATGTACCCACATGAGGTGACAACTGTTACGAAAGGCACACGATACTCATGGGTGTTGTGGTCCTGGTGATTAGATATGGTACACTATAAAAGTTCGGAGATTCAAATGGGACAACCTGAAATTCAACAAGATTGGGAAGCAGAGTATTGTAAGCAACGTAGAGACAGGATGCAAGATGCCATCGATGATTATCTTCAAGATGAGAAGGTATCAGCACGGCGAGCATACGAAGAGATGCTATGTTGTGTCCATGATGTCATCAAGTATCATAAAAACAACCTTAAGAAAGCTGAAGATTTGAGGGATCTGATGTTAGGATATCGGAACATCGACCTAAATCTTCCAGAGAGGTACTAAACTTATGTTTGATTTCGAGTCCCTGCCACATGGATTGAAGGAAGCATTAGCAGAAGACTGTGAAGATTATCTTCTTCACCGAAACATTCCACTCCATTCACACTCGTATGATAAGATTATAATTCAGGCACTCCGTGAAGGATACCAGATGTCTGGATTTGATCGTGGACCTTACTCATCAATTAAAAATGCCTCGTTCGATTGATCTCACACTAGACGAAAATGAATTGAAGTTCCTCATCAATTTGATGTGGTCAACTGACTCATATAAGACCAAGACTATGGCAGAGCGTCTCAACATTGTAGACGAGGCGCTCGAAGGACGGTTAGTCAAGTGTCTAGGGTATTGTGCCCTACAGGAGGACTGACCTGCTACAATGTAGATTGTTAAGCAAAGACAAAACCAAAAAAACTACTATACTAGATAGTATAGTTGTATTTCACACACCCATGACCGATTCTGAAAGAGCAATGGTTGATGAAATGAGTGATCTTATCAAGGATCAGAATGAAAGACTCCGTGTACAAGAAACGTACATTGAAGAGTTACAACGACAGATGGCAGACATGACCAACAGAGTGTATGATTGCTAATGAACACCCCGCTTGAATTTCATTATGGTTGCTCCGATGCCTGGAACAGTTCAACACACCGAGGAAATAGAAATGTATCCCGTAGGCACGGAAGTCATTTACAAAGGAGAACGAGGCACAGTCAAATTCTGTGACCCAGCATCAGGTACGTGTAGTATCTGTGTTAGAGTATTCGAGGATGATCCAGCACGTAATGTGTGCTTGATTGTCTACAAGCATGACCTAGATCATGTGACCCCTGTTATTGGAAACCACTCCCGAGGTAATTGATGAAGTACGCTGTTGTGTACATGAAACCCAAGAAGAAGAAACTTGTTATGGAACAGGCAGTATTCTACAATCTTGATGATGCTGCCATGTGGGAGCAACACATTAACAAGACCCAACACCTTAAGACTGAAATCATTCCTGTATTTGAATCATGAACAACGAATTTGAAGGCGACATCTTTGGCGATTATGAACTCCGTGAGAGTATTATTCGTGAAATGAGTGAACAAGAACTGTGGGAGACGCCTGAGACCCTACCAGAAGACCTGCTAGCAGACTTCTGAGGCAACCACCCTACAAAGTGTCACATGACCCCTCAGGACGCCCTCCTGGGGGGTTATACTATTTACATACCAAACGAGGCAACCATGAGACTTCTCACTTCCGCCACCCAGGTTGACTACTATCCTGTCACTCCTGCTGGCAAACGCTTCGTCCGCCGTGTCACCTGGCATCCTGGTGCTGAGACTGAGATGACCACATTCTCCACCATTGTCAAGACTGACATGCTGTATGATGCTAATAACCACATTGCTAATGGTGCTGAGGTTATTGACTTCAACATTCATTGCTACGCTGGTAACGACTACACTCCCATGGGATGCTGATTATGAACCCTATTGCTGATCCTTTCGAAGACCTCATCGAACAAATGGCATCTGACCCGATGTTCATCCAACAGTGTGAGGAGAACAATCGTAAGTGGGATGAAGAGGTGGCAGCACTCAAGGCAAGGACACTTGAGGAACTGTCATGATCTCCCTTCCCAACCCCACCAAGATCCTTTATACTGAACACAGTTCAGACAACGACATGACCACCGCTTCTTTCGCTGACTACGTGGCAACTCAAGACGCTCGTAACGAGATCCAACTCAACGTCCGTAAGTACACCCTGATGCTGTGTGACGCTCTTGAAGACAACTTCAAGTCCCGTAACCGTGGCGTTGTTGCTGGTCGCCCTGCTCCTGAGTACAAGTTCGTGATCGAGTCTGGTCGTAAGTACCACAAGATCATCATGGAGGTTCCTAACGAGAACCGTCCTCCCTCCCGTAGTGTCCACGCTTTTGTGGATAAGAAGACTGGTGAAGTCTACAAGGCAGCATCATTCAAGGCACCTGCTAAGCACGTCCGCTTCAACCTGCTCCTGATCAAGGATCGTGAGTGGTTGCTGGAGAATGCTGACTGGGCAGGAGGTTACCTCTACAAGCGTTGAGCTTGACAGCAGACATCTCGTCTGCTAAATTATATTAGTACACACTCTTCTTTCAAAGCAATGGACACCGAACTGATGTATGTTGTCGTCAATGGTGAAGCCATCATGATGGAACATGGTCAACTTGTTACGTACCTCGTTGATGAAGACGATGGTACTATTGACTGGACTAGTCAAGATACAGTAGATTGGGAAGATATGCTGCCCAATGAGTACAAAATGTACAAAGCTGCTGTTGACTTCATCCAGACGTACACCTTTGACAATGTTTACACCAAATGAAGAAACTCTCTTACATCTCGGATCTATTTGCTCCGATTGATTATGAATCTACTCCAGTACGTATTACACCACGTGCTGACCTTGATGAAGATATGGTACGAAAGTTCTGGCGTTACCATGGTCGCTTTCCAAACGACTTCGCCCGTGCTATTGTAGAGATCCTGCCAGAGGGTAAGACCTTTGTCAGTTACGATCACCTTGCTAACTCGCTTGTAATCAAATGAATCCACTTCAACAAGAGCAACAGTCTGTGTCCTACCAAGTTGACACCATCATGGCAAATCGTAATCGCCGCTTTAAGTGGTTGATGAAGAAAGATCGTGTTCAAGATGCTATCGCTGTTGGTGAGGAGTTCATGGAGTGGATGATGCTCGACCAAGATGATTGTGATGAGGAAATCCTGTATTTCCGTATTGATGATCTCCTAGAAGCATGAAGAGGCATCAGGATATCATTGACCCACAATCGTGGGCAGTGTATGAATCACAACTCCCTGGTGAGTTGTGTGATGCTATCATAGATCACTTTGTTGATCTTCCTGTAATAGCAGGTAAAGCAAATGCTCATAAAGGACATCGTAGGTGTGGTTTGACGTGGACCAGTCCAGACACCTGGATTGGTCCATTTTTGTGGAAATATATACAACAGACCAATGATCGTGTGTTTCAGTATGATATTACTGACACACATATGACTGAGATACATCAACTTGAGTATCGCCCTGGTCACTACTATCATTGGCATGTTGATGATAACATTAGTAACCACATACAATATGCTCCGCCACCATTTGGAGTGGCGAGGCAAGACATTACGGAGTATGTGCGGAAACTATCATTCTCACTACAATTAACTGATCCTAGTGAGTATACTGGTGGTGATGTACAAATTCTTGATGATGTAGGTGGCAGAGGCATGTTTACTATTCCTAAGGAACGTGGCACTCTGTGTATATTTGACTCTAGAACAAGACATAGAGTTAAACCAGTCAAGACAGGCAAACGATTTGTGTTGGTTGGTTGGGTATTAGGACCACGTTGGAAGTAACCTATGAAAAACTATGTAATTGGATTGCTCACTGCTCTATCACTAGGCACAGCACATGTAGCACTCGCTAATGAGGACAAGATCACCAAAGGTTTCTATAGTATGGATGCCATGGGATGTATGTTGCTCCGTGAGTGTAAGGAAGACGTAGAGGAAGTATTCTCTCTACTGGACATTTCTTCTCAGTATCCTAATACTGAAGAGTTCACACCAGTAGCAGCAGAGTTTAATACTATGCTGATGGCAATGAATCAAATTGGCATCAAAGTGTTTCTTGCTGATGAACGTTACTTCCCAGTAATGCACCGTGGTGTGTATCATACTGTGAGTAACAATGTATATCTCAACAGGAAATACATGGGTGAACCACACATCCTGATGCAACTGATGAGACATGAAGGATGGCACGCAGCACAGGATTGTATGGCAGGTAGTATTGATAATAGTATGATTGCCATCATTCATAATGAAGAAGATGTGCCAATGATCTGGCGTGTGCTAGCAGAGCGTACATATCCCGCTGCTGCTGTACCTTGGGAAGCAGAAGCACAGTGGGCAGGTAGAACTGAAGACATGACAATGAAAGCACTTCAATCTTGTGCTGCTGGCACAATGTGGTCAGATTATGAACTGACACCACTCACACGTGAATGGTTAGTTGAGGAGGGATATATTGACTGATGTACTACGATACTGTTCACTGTTCCTATGATCTAGGACCTGGATTCTGGAACCACAACTTACATACAAAAGAACTATCTCAAACATGTGGGTGCTACTGGATCAGTCCAGCAGGTGAATTGTTTGAAGTAGATTACACTGGTACACAGGTATTCACTAATAATGAGCGTATGCCCTACGCTCCCAGTGGTACACATGGTAGAGTAACACCTGTAGATATTACTACTACCATTAGGTTACAACCTGCCAAGTGGGACGCTTACTATGCTAAATGTCCCATTTGTCATGTTATACTACATAATGGCAAGATTGCAAGTCATTCAATTTCATGATTAATGTCACCCAGAAAAGCGAAAACGAGTTCATCATCGAGTGGGACGAAAGTGACCCCCAAGAAAGCATCTTCAACTCGTTCACGGAGCAAGACTTCATCGACCTCCTCAAGTACCAGGCGGAAAGAGACCTCAAGCGTCTCAAAGACAGCAGCAGCACTGAAAAAGAATACGGAGAAACTTACTACAACTCCGAAAGCGAAGGCAAAGACTTCAAAGACTTCGACGAAAGGTACGAAGAGCACATCCACGCTACCTACGAAGACTACAAGCAGAGCATCTTCTACGCGCCAGAAGAGTACGGCACGTGGGACATCTACCACAAAAACAACGACGAAGCGCCGTAGTAAGCGGAAAGAAGCGGAGATTAAGGTCATGAACTCACGGAAGATTGAATTGTTTCCGTGGGTAGGTACATTCCCATACTATATGAAGGATGAAACCGAGAACAAAAAGTGTTGGTTTACCTGTGAAGAACATGCCACCAAGTACATCAGACGATACAACTGTAAGTACAAGTTGTATCACTACACTGGAGGAAAATGATAACGAGTTATTCCTCACCATTCCTGAAGACATTCTTAAGAAACTTGGGTGGAACACGGGTGACACGTTAAACTGGAGTGTAAATAACTCAGTTATCACATTGGAGAAGAGTATGTCTGATGCCGAACGTTGGAATAGGGGACTGGACCTGTTCATCGAGAGCGTACACAAACCTGATGCTGAGCTTCGTAAGTGTGCTCACAACCAAGAATGCTACCATGAATTGATGTGGGTACGAGATAACGTGCTAGAATACCTGAAGACGCTCCGCTGGAACGAATGACCTACGAAGAACAACTTGACAACCTTGCTTCATTGATCAATGGACGATGGTACAGAACAGAAACACTCGACTATAAAGGAAGACGAACAGAAAAGTTTGTCATCGAGCGAGACATCACTGAAGAACCCGATAGTTCCGATTCTGATGTTTCTGGGAGTGATAGTAGCAACGCTTAGTGTTATCGTTGCTGGTTACTTCCACGGGCACATGTCCATCAAAGCAGTGTATCATTCATTAACAGCATTTGTATGAAAGAGTTTGATTATGAACTGGATTACAAACAACTTGACTTCACAAATCCAAGCACTCGTAGACTTTATCGTATTGGAAGGGGAGAACAAGGTGTTCTATTGGTACGCCCTTATACAGACGATATTTGTGCTCACTGGAGATTTGTAGATGAAGCTACTGCTCGCAAGT